GTTTAGATAGAGACGAGACAGAAGATCTATTCGCAAAGTTTCATGCGAATGTACCTTTTGTAAAACAATTAATGGAACAAGCAACACGGAAAGCAGAGAACGTAGGTTTCTTACGTACGCTTCTTGGCCGTAAATGTCGCTTTGATTTATGGGAACCGCGCGCCTTTGGTATTCATAAAGCATTACCATTATGGGAAGCAGAGAAGGAATATGGCCGTGATTTGAAAAGAGCGTGGACATATAAGGCATTAAATAGGTTGATTCAAGGCTCTAGTGCTGATATGACTAAGAAAGCAATGGTCGATTTGTATGAAGAGGGGATCATATCTCACATACAAGTACATGATGAATTGAATTGTTCTATACAAGGCAAGGAACAGGCATCACGGATCAAAGAGGTAATGGAGAATACCGTAGATTTAAAGGTGCCTTTAAAAGTAGACATGGAAATAGGACCATCGTGGGGTGAAATAAAGAAAAAATAATATGTTTAAAGAATTGTGTGCAACACTATTTCTGTTATGTAATCCAATAATAAATGGATTTGATTTTAGTTATGATATTAATCCAAGGGATGATTTTGTAAAAGGAATAACAGAATGCACATTAATAAATAATGCGTTTATTCCTCCAGATGAAAGAGTTATTGTTGCTATTAGTGTAGCGCAAGCTATATTAGAGTCTGATTGGGGTCGCTCTCGTTTTGCAAAAGAAGCAAATAATTTTTATGGTATAATTCAAACAGATATAACCGAACCACATATAAAATCATTAAACAGCGATATAATGTTAAAGGTATATGGTAATAAATGTGAAAGTGTTGCTGATTATATTGATTTACTTAACACATCTAGTGCTTTTGCAGAATATAGAGAACTTCGCTTGAAGCAAGTATTAGATGATAATGTTGATGTGCCTGAAGTTATTAAAACTTTAAAAAACTATGCTGTTGATCCAGAATATGTTGATAAATTGTTGTTTGTAACGCTAGGCTTGTTTAGGAAATATCCACATATTTTTAAATCGCACGAAATATCAGAATACTATAGAAATAATAAAAAAACTTAATAATTCCTTGACATTTTCATAAAATCCCATATGTATGGGCATTGTATGAATGAACATACTACATATAGGAGAAAGAAATGACCGATATTGAAAAATATAAATCTGTCGCAATTAAGATAGATGCATATAAAAAGGCAAAACCTATGGCAGAAAAAAAGTATATGTCAATGGGGTCCTTTATACGTTACTTAATAGACAAGGAAGAAGAAAAACCAACATTGAAAAATGGAGAAGATAATCATGTCAGAACAACAGATTAAATCAGCTTTATATAGTGCTATTTTAAATAAAATAAACGGAGAAGTCGCTGAACTTGAGGCAAAAGAGGTTTTATTAGTAAATAATCCTACTTACATTACAAGTAAAGATCATGATCATGCGGATCATATTGAAGAGTTAAAAAATATTATAATTAAAAAAGTAGAATTACATGATACTTTAAAATATATTCGTAACACATATTTTTCGCCACCTCCAAAAAAAGATGACAAAAAAAATAGTTAGTGCTGTCACTCACTTTAAAGAAAAAAATGCTTTGTCTGGTAATATAGTTGATCGTGTTCGTGTGCATTACACGGATGGATCAACTAAAAATTTTGATGTTAATGAATGGGAAATGACATTATCAGAAGGACGAAGATTGTGGAAACAACACGAAAAAGATTTTAAAAATCCGGAGAATTTTGATGGCTGAAGAACAAATAGCATTTGATATTTACCAACCTTTTGGACCAAGTATCTTAAAAACCAAACTACCTCAATTATATATTGACGGATTGAATCAGCAATCTGATAAAATATTAAATGATGAGAAGTTAAGTAAAGAAAGAGATTGGAGCCACAATCTCGCCGGTAATGTTAAAAAAGAAATAAGTATAGACCACATGGCCATAAAAGGTTTACCCGAATTCCTGGCAACCATATCACAGGAATATACGAAACGTGTGTTACCTGATTATCTCCCCGAAGGTACAAAAGTCGCGTTCCGTGTTTGGACAGTCAGCCAAGTTGCTGGTGATTTTAACCCGATTCATATACATGACTCCAATTTATCGGGTGTTTGCTTTCTTAAAATTCCTCCTAAGTTCGATGAAGAATATAGCAAGGAGGATCATCATCCAACGGCTGGCTGTCTTGAATTTATTGGCTCTATACCTAATCACTTTGCAAGGCATAGTTTTTTAGTTAAACCGGAAGTAGGAGACTTTTATATTTTTCCTAGTTGGCTAACACACCAAGTCTATCCATTTCGAAGTGATGGAGAAAGACGCTCCATGGCATTTAATGTGCATTTTACAATGGAAAATCCCATGAAGGGTGTTAATGTCTGAAGAGACAAAATACGACAAGCAAGCAAAAAATCTCAGGTATAGATTTGATAAACAAGGTTTTAAAAAGGCTCGTTGGGAACAGTTAGCGCATAAAGAAAAAGATTATTGGCGCGGCTGTGTTCAGCAATGGCACCAGGATAGGACAAATAATGCGAAAAATAAAGAAAGATGAGCCGAGCGGATCTTAAAAGAAAGAAACACAAAGGACGCCGCAAAATAGGATCAAGTAAAAGGCGAAACAGAAGACGTATACGGCTCGGTTTGAAGGTACGTCGAAAGAGGTAGCTAGGCCGAGCAAGATATACACTCCTCATCTTCATCATAATTTGTTACAAATACTTCTTTTGGAGTCGCTTTATAAGTCACGGTAGGCTTAGTATGGTTTTCAGGAGGTTCTTCTACTGCACATTCACACATTTTCTTTGCTTCTAATTTTTCTATTTTGTCTTGTAAATACACAATAACACTTTGTAACTCCTCTACCGTCATATTTGTCTCCTTTGATTTATTTTGGGGGTAAGCTTCTAGCTATACACCCAAACGCTATAGGAAATCAAGATCTTTTATTTTTGGGATAAATGTTCTCCAATTCCCCAGATCATGACAGCGATAAAGCCCAATAAACCGATAATGATGACTAAAGATGTCAGTATAAGTAAGTTCATTTCTTTTTCTTCCTCTTCTTTTCCCTTGCTATTTGCTTCCTTTCCCATCTCTCTAGGAACATCCACTTGATACGCGGACCATGGTACCACGCTTTGCATTTATTTCCTAACCAATCATACATCCAATACCATTGTGAATAAAACGGCATAAAGCCCTCCCATCTTCTTTTCTTTTTCTTCTTCTTTTCCTTTTTCTTCCGCTCTCTTTTTTGACGGACCGATTCCTTGTAGCTTAAATCAAGAAGTTCTTGCTCCTTTTTCATATGACTATAGAAGTCATCAACCAAGAGCGGCCATTTGAGCACTCATATTTTGCGCTCTGTTTGGCGTTTGTTTTGCCCAACGTGAGTCCAACATTTCGCTAGCCGCATCAGAATATTCCAGTGCTGATAAGTGTTTCCACATATTACGGAACTTTGATACGCCTGTCTTACCTAATTGAAAAATCATTTCGATAATGATTTCTTCTGCCACTTCGTCAATGTCAGTGCAGCCGTGTTCTTGCATTAGGTCCTTTGCGCCTTTGATCGCCGTTTGTAAATCGTGTTCTAATATGGTCATCAAAAATTTTTCTTCGTACTCTTTGTCGTCCTCCCAAAAATCTTCAACGCATAAATGCCCGACGCCCACTGTTCTCTTGCCCAGGGTATCGAGGTATACTTTGTTTCTATACCCTTCGTGTTTTTTTACTGATTCTAATAATCTATCCATGTTCATTTGTGACCTCCTTATAGTCTTCTTTTAAATAGGTAATTTTTTTTACCCATCCTGTTGGTATGGCGATATGGCGCCCGCCGTCTTTTTCTTCGTCGTATTTCGAGTAGTCTGCCATAATGACCGTTCTTGTTTTATCATGGAACACGAGCCATCCCATTGAATGACATACGGCTAGTGGTTCTTTTTGCACTTCACTTACGCTGTGCCAACCTGTTTGTCCATCTTTAGCGTCGTACCACGAAACAAGGACCATTGGGTGTTTAAGCATTCTTTCTCCTCATGTTTCTAAATATAATGGTGTATATACGCCTGAATCTAATCCCGCAATCTTAAAATCAAAATATTCTGTTGCTTCCTCATAGGTCATCTCACTACGGCCCATCAGTAATTCTAGTATTAATTCTGTATCATAGACTACTCTTGTTCGCTCACCGTCCCATACTACTCCAGCAATTGCTTCATCAAAGCCTTCCGCGAAAAGTATATCGGGTTCATCATCACCGTATAGATCCATTATGTCTGCTCGGTTCATCTGATATAGATACCATAATTTTGGAACACGGACAATGGACAAATTTTACACATTTTTTTAAAAATATGCTTGACTTGGGATAAATTATAATTATATAGGACATATACTTTTTAACAATGGATTGATCAATCTATTGTCCTCTTGGCTGAACATGGTTTTGTCAGGGATCAAAGGCACATTTGGTAGGTTTAAATGGACAAATGTCTAAGTTTACTACCAGGTGGTTTGAGTAGGGGTTAATTTACGAAACTGCAACCTTGTAAATGTGATCTGATACTTGAAAGTTGGGGGTGACTTCACGGAAAGCCCTCAGAGGGAAAAAGTATAATAGAGCCAAGTGGCTTTGTATCTGAACCCCAATGTTGGGGGTCCTACCAGATAGGACAATAGACCATACTCATGCAAGGTTGGCCTCTTGTGGGTTTATGGTGTAGGGTACACGGATCAACATCTCTTGGTTCTACTATACTTTTGTATAGATTATTTTAAACTGAAATAAAAAATAATTTTTATTTTTTCTCAAATATGACGTAACCACGTAACCATAGCAATAAACTATTGAAATATAACAATAATATGGTTACTTTTACCACGTAACCTAGACGTAACCAGACGTAACCTTATATCAAATTATCCCATCAAAATAGATAAGATTTTTGGTATGAAAGTATAATATTATATTATTAGTAGTGTTTAAAATAATCTATACAGAAGTTAAAAAATGTATTAAAGTAAAAACATGCCTAAAATTAGAAATGGCGCGCTTACGCCTAAACAAAGAGCCTTTGTAGAGATATTTGTCAAAGAAAATGGTAGATTAACAGCTACAGAATGTGCAAAACAGGCCGGATATTCCGAAAAGTCTGCTGTTTCACAATCTTGTAACCTAAGAAATCCCAAATACTTTCCAAAAGTTGTAGAAGCAATTGAAAATTTGCAGCGAGAATATGCAGAAGCAAGTAAAATAGATTTTGTTAAACATGCAAGAGAATTGTCCAGGTT